GAAATTCAACCTCAACTTCATCATTAAATAATATTTTAAAAAATATTTCAATACTATCTGCTGAACCACGTAATTTATAAAAGTCAATAATTTGTTTATATAATGTTCTTTTATTTACTGTTAAATCTCTTGGAATTGTTGCTGCAATTTCTTTTTGCATTAACTCTAAATAATTTTGAGCATTACGATCAATATCCATTGCACTTTCAATTGTATTCATTACATAAGAAGGTCCTGGACCAACCCAGTATTTAACAATTGTAGTTAATTTTGCAGTATAATTATTATATCCACTGAGACCATTAATTGTAAATGTTTTACCAATTTCAGATGTTGATTGTAAAAGCGAACCAGGTAATTCATTACCATTTGTAATTGCAACATTAACATCTGTTAAAGGAATTGTAGTTGTTGTACCATCTGGTGCTGTTAATACAAGCGTTGAATCTGCTCCAGTTTCATCTGTAAAAAATCTATTATTATCGTTATTTGGATCTGGTATTCTAAATTGAGCTTGGTTATTTAATACAACCTCATCAAAAACTTCCGTCTCTTGATAAATAAATTCGTCCATATTCATGAACGTATAATAAGCTTCTAAAAATTTTGTAAGTTGTGCTTTATCTTCTAATATTTCAGAAGGTATTAACTGATCAATACGAATGTCTTCTTTCGTTTCGACTAAACTCCCGTGTTCGACTTCAATCGCACCTGGAGTTAATGTAGTTTTATGAGTCATTATGATTTAAATCTTGATGTGGTATTATATGTAATACTTCCAGCTGAACCAGCAACTGCGATTGTATCAATCTCTGGTGTTATCACAACACTGTTATTATCTATAGAAATTAATTGATCACGTTTTGGAGCTAAGTCTAATGAATTAGGTAATATTGTTATTTTAATTGCATTAGTTGTATCTGGTCTAAAATTGTTAAGTGTGACTGTTCCTTTTAATACATCAATCACACCTGCTTGACTTATTACCGTGACATTAGTATTATTTACTACTTTATAAACAATTACAGTTCTATTTGTTGAACCAGAAATTGGAACATCTCCAAAGAAATGATCTACATTATTAATTTTAAATGCTGTTGAACTTAATATAAATTTTGTTGAATCGCCACTTTGATAGAATGGAGCAACAAAAGAAAGACTAAAATTATTATCTGCATTATTTAATGGAGTAATATTTTGAAACATTCTTGGTCGTACAATTGTATTAAGTATTGATGGATCAGAATTATCGATTGCTCTTGTTAATTGTGAATGTCTAAATACACCATCAAATTTATTTAAGTTATTAAAATTATAATCCGTAATTGTATCTCGAACAACTGATTGTAATTCAACAGAACTTCTATCTGTTAAGTTTGGATTATATTTAAATGCAACATCTAATTCTAAATAAGTATAATTAGTATCTACAATTTCTGGTGTAATAGAAACAACATTCTTTCCTTTTAATATCGCACCAGTAATATCTGTTTTTTCAGCTGTTGTTAATTGTTCTGCCAATAAAGGTTTAATTGCAATATAAACTTTACCATAATCTGGTGGATCGTTGTCTTCACCACCCCATGTTGATATGGAATCAATATTACTAAATTCCTTTTTAATAATTGCTGAATAATCATCAGCAGTAACAGCTCTGTTTTGTGATATAAATGTTAAGGGTGCATTGAATCGTATTGATTCGGTTGTTTCTTGGTCTGCACCACCTACAGCTGCTGTATCAAGTGTAACAGTTATATTAGAAAATCCACCAATATTATCTACCATTGAAAAACTATTTGCACCATTTGATTCCTTACCCTTTGTGGTAACATAATCAATAGTAACAATATTATTATTTGTAGGCTTGAATCCTGTTACGCCATCACCAAAAAATATTTCATAATAACCACTTGGATTCTCTTGTAAATAATAAACCTTTGATGTTGAATTAACATCCTTAAGTGATTCAAACTTTGTGTAAACATCAAAAGAGGATGATTCTTCGTTTGATTGTACGCGTACACGTAATGTACTTGTATCGGCATCGAAATCTGTAAGTTGAAATTTCTGATTTTCTATATCATTATCAACTCTATATTTTAATTCTCTTACTGATCCTTCTGAAATTACTACATCATTAAATTGATATGTATTTGCTGATACAGCACTTAATGTTGCTTGTTGAGTTTCCAATACAACATATTGAAATTCTTCTCCACTGACAACTGTATTTAATTTAGTACCTCGTGTTAACTCTAAAACAGTAGGTTTAGTTCCTACTTCAGCTGCAACATTAACAACAATATCAACTTTACCTCTTGGCGATAAAACTGAACGAGGAGTATAACCTAAAAGTTTTGCTCTTGTAACAACATTACCACGAATCTGAGCAGAATCAAGGAATGATTCATTTAATGAATAGTGAGCATTTAATGCGTTATAGTGAGTGTTATATGCTAACACATCTAATAAAACATTTAATCCACTACCATCAAAGTCATAATCATTAAACTCTGTTTGTTGTTTTAAAAAGTTTTTTAAATTTTGCTTAATGTCTGCAAAATCTAATTCTGTTACATTTAAATTTGTTGCCATATTATCTGAGCCTTCTTAATACAATTTCAACACTTTCTGCTGTATCGTATTCTTTGATTAAAAAATTTACTGTAATTCTATATGAATTATTATCAATATCGTCTGTAATGTCTATAGCCTTAACACTCACTCTTGGTTCGTATTTTTTAATTACATTGCGAATATTATCCCTTAATTGAATTTCTGTAAGAAAGCCAGAAGGTTCAAATAATAACCCTCTTAAATTTGCTCCCAAATCATCTTGAAATGGTCGTTCATAAAAATTACTGACTAATAAATTCTTTACAGCATTTTTAATTGCTGCATCATCTTTTAAAGGGATTATATCTTTACGTATAGGGTGGATCTTTAAAGAAAGATCTAAATCGCGATGAGGTTTCTTTTTAGAAACAATACGTGCTTGTTCTAAGTTACCTGATATGCTTTTATCGCCTGTAAGTAATCCTGCCATATAGTTATTTATAACTCTTTTCTATTAGTTTGCCACTGAAGTCTCTTGTTCTGCAGGTATTGGAGAACTTGCTCCACCTGTACCTGGAACCTCAGTATGTGTATGTGTTGCTAATGTTGGAGCATTGCCAGCATCTGTTGATATATCTCCTGTCGCATGTAGAGTGCCTAACACTTTAGTATTTCCATTTATTTCTATGGTACCATCTGTTTTCATTAGTATGTAAGAACCAGATTTATGTTTAATATTAATTCGTTCTCCACCATCTTCATTATCAATTTCAATTAAATGTCCCGCTTTTGATTTATATACTTTATTATCTACTGATGATTCTGTTGGTATGTCTTGTGTACCGTTTGTTTGTGTAGCAATTGAACCCATTACCATTGGGTCTTGAGCACTTGGTCCATCTCTAAAGAATCCAACGACCCACGAACCTATTTCCAAATGATGATTACCACCATTACCTTGTATCGATGCCGATGTTACGGGCATCATAACAGTTGCCCAAGGTAAATTATCAACGGCTATGGAATCATCATAGAAACCAAAACATCGTACCTTAACTCTATTTAAATTTTCAGGGTCGTTAATATCTTCAATCTTACCTGTGAACCAAGTAAAGAGTCCATCAATATATTGATCATCGCTTCGCTTTATCATTTTCTTTTAATACCTTCTAACTTCTTAATAAATGAATCTTTCTTTGTTTTTGCTCTTATATAATATCCTTCTTTGGAAAAATGATGGACGATGCCAGTAATTAAATGTTTACCAGATAATATATTATCCTTAAAATCATCTCCACCTCGGATCTCATCTGTCACGTCAGCTGTTCTTAAAATATCTAGGTCAATAATATCTCCACTTTCTATTTCAAAATCACCAGGTATTACTAAGTCCTGTATAATTGTATCTAAATTGTGGTGATATGCTTCTGCCTTTAATATACTTTGGTCTGTCGGAGCGTGATAATTTTTAAAACCATTAAAGGCTCCGCTGTTATATGATATAAAATAATTTTTACCTGTTTTATAATCACTAATGTTTACATCATTTAATTTTATTTTATCATTGATGGGTGGAAATTGATTTAATTTTTCTAGACTATCACTGTACTTATATTCTTTTTGTGCAATTGTTTTATTGTATACATCAATTGTATGTAATGTTGAACCAAAAGCACCTTTCTCAGATGCCTTAAATTTTGAAAGATTTAAATTTGAATTAATCTTACGAATCTTTTTTCGCTCTTCGTCAAATAATTCTTCAAGCTCATCCTTCGCCGTAAATTTAAAATTAGGATGATTATCATATGTATCATATACATCTTTTGCTAATATTTTTTTATATGAATCAAATATTAATCCACTTTTTGCAGTTTCATAAAAGAAATTTGGAGTGCCATCCTCAAACGAATTACGCAGTAACCAAGCTATTGCTGATAATGGACGCAGTCTAGGGTATATACCTTTAATTGGACTAGTTGATGGATTACGTATATCAATCTCACTTGCCAAATTTTTGGTTACAATTGACCTGATCAAGTTACTGGGCGTATTATCAAAACTATTAGTTAAAACCAAAACATTATTCAAATATACATGTTTCGAAACACAATATAATGTATAAGCTTTTGAAGATGGTCTTGGTGCACTATAATCTTTTATTTCAGCAAGATAAACTTCCAATTCAAATTTCTTTCTTTTTTGATCAGTAATATCTCTTCGTTCGATAACTAACTCAATCTTTTCATTACCAGCAATTTTTAAATAATCAATTAATCCTGTACTGTCTAAACAAAAAATAGAAACAGTTAAACCAGAATTATATAAGCTTTCAACAATTTTTATATCACGAATGAGTTCTGATATGTCAACTTCAGTTTCTATATTTGTGTGCAATAAAGCCTTAGTTATTTCAAAAACTTTTGGCGAAGTTGCCAATCCATTGACAATAGTATTAAAATTACTCATTAATTAATTCTTCAAATTGATTTACAAATTTGTTAATATAACTTGGATCGACATATCTGATTTTTGAATGCTCATCATTTTCTTCTATAATGTGTGATCGATTTGTAACATATGATAATTGTAATGGATCAACACCACCTATAATATGATCTGAATTTGTTACTGGCTTTTTATCAGCATCGTTTACATTATAATAGTAATATGGTGCTTCTGCGTATGGATATACATTCCATGTTGATACTGAATCACCTGATGTCTGGCCCACAACTAATTCAGTTGATGAACCTGCTGTTCCAATAAAGGCTCCACCTGTAACTTCTTGTACTATGATTTGAGAAAGGTCAGCATTTTTGATTGTGAGTGTGCCTGATGCTCCACTTGTTGCACCTGTTATTGTTTCTCCAAGAGTAAATCTCCCTGATAAACTATTCCTATGATCGGTTATTAACCCATCAGTATCACGTACGATGACTGGATTTGTTTCGATAGCATATCCTTCGTATTGTTTTGCAATATAATCAAATAAATCTTCTTGACTTAATGGCCATGATCTCATACCATCATGTAAAAAATCATTTATAACAAAAAATGTCCAATAATATTGTGAGGTGCCATATAATCTTTGCGATACAATATCAGGCCTTTCGCCATTTTTAATTTCATAAAATTTATATGCTGAATAATTATCTAAAAAGGATGGTAAAGGTCTGACTGATCGAAAGAGATCAACCATATTTTGTAAAACACCTGTACGATTAAAATCATATTCTATTTTTGGAAATTGTCTAAAAAAACTCATTATCCTTCTCCGTTAAAATAACCATCTCGCTCTTCGATTGTATCATCATTCTCAAAAAGATCTTGGCGAACCAGAGTTCTTTCTTCCTGGAATGTCATAGCAATTGAAATTTCAATAGGTGCACCAGTACCTTTAAATACAGCATTGGTTGATTCATTAAATGTCGTTTGAAGTGATGTAAGATAACAATCTTTTATATTCGGCATATATGGATTCTTTTGCTTACCACTATAAAAGCCTATTTTAAACATTGGTGGATATGTTAATGCAATTGCTCCAACACGTTTTGGATATAAGAATTTTCTAAATGTTCGTTCAATGGCTTTGGCCATTTCCGTTTCATCTTGATCCTCTGGTACTAATTTAAATGTAAAATCATATGTCCTAATGGAAACACCTTCAAAAGAAACACGCGTATATGGATTTACTGCAATTCCTTGTTTTAAAGCTTCAACGGCTGTACCTTTACCAACTAAATCAGTCCCTATTGCAGCAGTAATAGCATCCTGGCCCACAAGACCTGCAGCCATCATATCAGATGCATTAAATGAATCGGCAAGTGTTTTTCCACCTGCTATACCTTTTCCAAATTCTTGAGCACCTTGCAGAGCACCTAAATCAAAATTAGTATAATTAGCTCCGTCCTGAATTGAAAGCCCAGGTGGCTGATATAAAAAAACATTTACCTCTTCAGGTTTGTCTTTAGCTGATACAGTAAACTGAATAAATGGATGTCCATTATCTGCCTCTGCTCTTAATCGAAGAGGAAACAATAATGTTTGACTTTGACTTAATTCAACTCTTGGTGGAAATTCTACTTGTGTTTCAGCCATATTTTTAACCTTTATAAATAAAATAAACTATAGAGTTATTTATATGAGTTATCAAGGGAAATACAAAATAAAGCATCCAGAAAAATACGCTGGCAATCCAGGTAAGGTTGTATATCGATCTTTATGGGAAAGGCAAGCATTTAAATGGTGCGAAAATAATCCAAAAGTAAAGATGTGGAATTCAGAAGAAGTTGTTATACCATATAAGTGTAAGACGGATAATAAACTTCATAGATATTTTGTTGATCTTTTTGTTCAAATGGACGATAAAAAAACATATCTTATAGAAATTAAACCTAAAAATCAAACACAGCCACCAAAAAAACGTAGTCGTAAAACTAAAAAATATATAAATGAAGTGACTACATATGCTAAAAATATATCTAAATGGGAAGCAGCAAATGATTTTGCTGAATATAAAGGATGGAAGTTTCAAGTTTGGACAGAAGAAACTTTAAAAAATTTAGGCATAAAGATACTCTAATTCTTTATAAATAACAGTATGGCAAGTTTATTTGATACACTACAAGCTGGAGCTCAAAGGGCTGGTGTAAAAGCACGTACAAAAGATTCTCAAAAGTGGTTTCGAAAGAAAGTACAAGAATTAGCAATACCAAATAGAACAGCTCTTTTAAAAGATGATGCTTTAGAAAGAACAGGTAGAAATATTCGTGGTAATATGTATATGTATTTCTATGACCCAAAGTTTAAAGAAACACTACCATATTACGATAGATTTCCATTAACAATTATGATCGATCCAGCTCCTGGTGGATTTTATGGTTTAAATTTACATTATTTAAACTATCCAGTCAGAGCAAGATTTTTAGATGAGTTAATGAGTTTAGCTCCAAACAATGTAAAAGATACTACAAGGTTAGTTAAATTAAGATACGATCTTTTACAAAGTGTACGAAAATATAAAGAATTTAAACCATGTTTTAAACACTACCTAGGTAAACATGTGGTCTCTCAGTTTAGTAGAGTACCAATGACAGATTGGGAAATAGCAATCTTCTTACCAGTAGAACAATTTAAAAAGAAAAGTAAGGCTTCTATTTGGAATGAAAGTCTTAAAATTGCGAGAAGCTAATGGCAACTATAGAAGACTTAAAAGCTACGATTAGTAAAAAAGGTGGTTTAGCAAGAGCAAATAGATTCAATGTAATCTTTACTCCACCAAAACAATCACTTTTAAATTTAAATCCAGAGACAATTATATCGTCAGCAATATCAGGCAATTTTAGTGCTCGTAATCTAATAAATGATCCAAGAGATATTAATGTTTTATGTTCATCAATATCAATACCAGGCAGACAAATTAGTACTTTGGATTATCAAGCAGAAAAACAAACAATTAAAATACCATACGGAGAATTACATGATGATGTAACATGTACTTTTCTTTTAACAAATGATTATTATATGAAAACAGTATTTGATTCCTGGGTGGGATCAATTGTTGATATGGATCAATACACTGTAGCATATAAGAGAGACATTACGACTGATGTAATTATACAGCAGTTGGATGAGCAGAATACACCAATTTATGGTGTAAGACTTGAGGGAGCATTTCCGACAACAATTGCCGATATTGAATTGTCTAACGACAGTGAAAATGTTGTGCAATCGTTGAGTGTGAGCTTTAGTTATGATAAATATGTTCCGGAGGGAGCATTAAGTAGTACAGGAAGTGCAATACGAAGCGCTCTTTCTGTATTTGGATAATATAATAGGAGAAATATTATGGCTTTACCACAGCTAAATAGTGCTAGGTATGAGATAACTATTCCTTCACAAGGTAGATCTGTATCATATAGACCTTATCTTGTGAAAGAAGAAAAAATTCTTATGGTAGCATTAGAGTCTCAAGATCAAAGTATGATCATGAGAGCAATTAAAGATGTCATTGAACAATGTGTGTACGATGATATTGATGTAAATAAATTGGCGGTATTTGATATTGAAACTTTATTTTTGGCATTAAGAGCTAAATCCGTAGGTGAAAATATGGATTTAAAAATTAAATGTACAGAATGTGAATCATTAGTTGATGTTTCAGTTAATGTTGATGATATTGAAATACCTCAAATAAACACTGATAATGTAGTTATGTTAACTGAAACAATTGGTGTTACATTAAGGTATCCTTCGTTTGAAATGGTTTCAAACATAGGTGATGATGTTGATACAGTCGATGGTGCATTCAAAATGATTGCAGATTGTATTGATACCATCTTTGAGGATGATGCAGTACATAATGCATCAGATGTAAGTAAAAAAGAAATGGATGAGTTTTTAGAGAACTTAAACAGCGATCAGTTTAAAAAGATGTCAGCATATTTTGAAGATATGCCATCTTTAAAACATGATTTAACTTATACTTGTCAGAGTTGTACGAAGACAAATAACATGGAGTTAAAGGGCTTACAAAGTTTTTTTACATAGGCCTCTCGCATGATAGTTTAGTTAATCACTATAAAACTAATTTTGCAATGATGCAACACCATAAATATAGTTTAACTGAACTTGATAATATGGTACCGTGGGAGAGGGAAATTTATATATCACTCTTGCAAGAGTATATCAAGGAAGAGAATGAAAGAATTAAAAACGAGAATAGGAGAAAATAATGGCTGAAACAGATAACAGCAGAAATGAAGTCGAAATCGATTTAGATAAGTACATGGCTATGATCGAAAAGCTTGATGAACAAGAAGATAAGATCAAAGAAATGCAAGAAGAAGCTAAAAAGGCAAGGGATCAATTGGCCCCACCTAAGCGTAAATTCATGGACTTATTTTTGGATGATAATGATATTAATGAAAAAGCAATCATTGGTTTTATATCATTCTTTCTCATGACAGTGTTTGGTATTACTGATTTAGTAACTGCGCTTGTATGGGATATGGATTTAAAAGTTTCTGAAACAATATATACATCATTTGTTGTTGTAACACTTGGTGCATTTGGTATATCAGAAGCTGGAAAAGCTTTCGGGAAATAATTAAATGGCAGAGGAAAATAAGACAAAGAAACCATTGGCTGAAAAGTCAGGTATGGATTCACTATTAGAAACTTTAAAAGAGCAGGCTGAAATAAGCAAGCAAACAAAATCCTCTGCTGAATTACAAGCAGGCCTAGCAATGGCTATGGCTGATAAAAATAATAACCTACAAGGTGAAGCATTAAAAGAAATGCAGGACCTACAAGCATTATTGGCAGGTAATAAATTTGATGATATAGAAGCTCAAAAAGAAGCTAATGCAAGAGCAGAAGAAACATTAAGGCTACTTGGAGAAATTTCCGAAAACACAGAGTCTTCAGGCGAAGAAAAACTTGAAGGTCTAGGTCTAGTTGCTGGTATTGTTGGAGCAATTACGGTCGGACTTGCAGGTTTTGTATCAGGTGTTATACTTGGTATTACTGATGCAGTAGTATTACTTACAAAAGGATTAGGCAGGGCTGTAAAAGCTATTATACCTGAATTTGCAAAAAATGCATTTAAAAATAATATAACAAAACCTCTTGCTGAATTCTTTAAACGATTTAAAGCTTCTTTTACAATGGGTACCAAAGGCTTAAAAACATTTAAGGCTGGTATTTTAATGACAACAGCTAATTTCTTTGGCCGAGTCACAAGAGCATTTACAATTAAAAAGAATGTCTTTATGAATGCCACTAAGGCTATTAGAGGTAGTATTAATAATATATTTACTAGAATTGGTAGCGTCTTTAAAACAATTGGTGGTGGTTTAAAAACAATGTTTAATTTTATTTTAAAACCATTCCGCATGGTAGGAGATGCATTTCGATCAATAGGAAAAACACTTGGCTTCATAGGCGATACCGCAAAAGCTACTTCTAAAGGTGCTAAATCTGCAGGTGGCGTATTAAAAACATTGGGTAATTTCTTAAAGAGTACTTTTTCTGTATTCCAAGGTATTGGTAGAACATTAGGTCGATTATTCTTACCTCTTACTATTTTAATGACAGCCGTTGATGCGATTAAAGGAGCTATTGATGGATTTACAAAACAAGAAGGCGGACTCATATCCAAAGTATTTGCCGGAGTGATTGGTGGTATTAAAGGTGCTGTTGTAGGACTTGTTGGTATACCACTTGATTTATTAAAATCTGGTATTGCGTGGGTTGCAGGTAAACTTGGCTTTGAAAACTTTTCCGAAACACTTGCCTCATTTAGTATTGCTGAACTAATTGGTAATTTATTTGATAAACTTAAAAATACCATATTCGGTTTCTTTGATGCAATGAACGACGAAACAGGTTCATTTAACTGGGGTAGAATGCTAAAAGTTGTATTTGGTACTTTAATGAATACATTAACATTACCATTTAGATTATTATTAGAAGGTTTAGCTAAATTAGCTGAGAAGATACCATTTAAAGGCGATGATATTGCTGCAGGTATTAGGTCATTTAAGGACGGTATTAAAATAGATACAGGCGTAGACGCAGCAATTGAAAATCAAGAAATGAAAACTGCAGCCAGTAAACAAAGTGAAGAGCTTAACCAAGCATCAACTGAATTAAAATCAGAAGAAAGAGCCGCAGCTACTACTAAGTCAGATATCATAAGTGCAGTCACTGCAAGTAATACATCAAATAGAGCGGGTGATACAATTATAGTAGGTAATATGGATGCTCCAGATACTATTGCAGCAGGACTTTCTAATCGATAAAAAATTTAGTTATATCTTTAACTGAATCAAAATACTTATAATCATCTGAATAAAGATACTTAATACGTTTTTCTTGTTGAGTATTTAATTCTATATTCATTGTTCTTATATTATGCTTTTCTGAAGTATAATCATCAATATCAAATATATCTCCATTAAAATGTTCTAAGAAATATGATTGTTTTCTAAAATGAATATTAGCATTTATTTCATCTAATAATTCGTTCTCTAAATATCTAATAAATTCATTTATTGAATCTCCATGTAATGCTTTCATCTTTCGTGTAAGACTAAAGTCTTTATACATTGATATAAAACGATCAATAGGATTTCTTATAAAAGTAAAGTTATATTTACCATTTGAGATTGCTTCGAACGGTGTAATATAGTCCATTAACTTAGTTCCGTGTACCCACATATTAATATTATCAGAAGGTATTTCTTTTATAATTTGAGGATTATAAAGTTCTAAAAGTTTATATTTGATTGTTGTGTTACCACATTTAGGTAATGCCCAGAAGTTAATATCTTCTATACTTGCAATACTATATAGGATTTTATTTTCGTAGGACATAAAAAGGTGGGGAGCCGAAGCTCCCCGATAGAATTAAGATTCTTTTGCGAGTTTAGCGAAATAACTTAATGTATCATCCTCATCTGCTGAGTTATCAGCTGGTGGAAAGGATGTATCAGCTTCTGTCATAGTAGGAGCTGGAGTACTTGGCTCAGCTTGGAATGGATCAGCTGCTGGTGCATGACCTGCAGTAACTCCTAATACCTTATTGAGTTTCATACTTAATTCATCATAAGTTTTATAGTTTTCAGGCTTTAAGAAATCCTGTAAGCTATAGAGTTTGTCATAGACTTCAGTAAGTCTTGCTTCATCGCCATCAAATAATGCGGCTGGTGAAGAGAATTCTGATTTGTCATAGTTGACCCACCCTTCTACTTTTCTGATTTTGATTTTGAAGTCAGCGCCTTCCCAGAAATCATAAGGATTTACTGGATCTTCATCAGCGAACTGAGGTTGCATGACATCCATAATCTTATCAAAGATCTTTTTACCAAACTTATAAAGGAATACCTTTCCTTCATTTTGAGGATTGTCGGGATCAGAGACGACGAGCACGTTTGATACATAGTGCAGTCTTCTTTTCCTTTCCCTAGCAAGAGCTTTATCTTCATCGCGACCAGAGTTCCAAAGTAAACCATTTGATTCGCTCACTGGATCTGGTTGTCCAATAGATGTTAAAGAGTTCTCAATATACCATAAGCCAGTAGGGCCTTTAAACCCATGATCCCAATACCTTACCCAAGGAAGATCTTCACCTTCTTTGGCTGGTAGGAATCTGACTACGGCATAACCGTTTCCTGCTTTATCTCTCGTCGGTTTCCAAAAACGATCGTCTTCATAAGAATTAGATTCTGTTTTTGCTGTTGATACCGCTTCTGCTGCTTTTACGAGTTTGTCGATTGACGAGCCTCGCATGCTCTTTAGATTTTCTAGTGACATATATTTCTCCTGTATTTACACTGTATTACTGAATTATCCACTTTATACATAATATATTATACCACATTACGTGGCATTTGTAAAGGTTTCTTTCAATAAATTTAAACATTTATTTCGATCAAACTTTACGAATGGTTTGTATTTCATTATCTTACGATAGATGTCCGGCCAAATAATTGTGTCCGTAATCTTTTTATTTTCACGTTCTACAAAACCAAGTATTGAATCCAAGATGACTACTGTTTCTAAGAGTATTTCTTCTTGCATCCAAAGCTTTATAATCAATGGATGATTATTATCTTCTGCTTCTAAAAGAGAATCAAATGTCACATCCATATCATTAAGTTTATTTATATCAGTTTGAAACTGATACGTTAAAGATTCCATAACTTTTTTATGGTCTCTATAATATTTTTCTCCACCTTCATTAAGCATATCACCGACATACTTAACATCATTTTTAAAGTTAGCAATATAGAATTCTTTTAATTCCTTCTCATATGTCTTTGCTAACTTGGCAAAAAAGAACTTATCTTTTCGTTTAAAAAATGATGTAGGTTTTACTGAAGTCTTAAAATGATATTTAATCGCATCATATCCATCTGTTTCGAAATGGAGTTTAAGCGCGTTATATAATTTGTAAGACTCAAAAGGATCATTCATAGAGGTAGTTTATTACCTCGTTTGACTTTAATAAGATTTAAGCTTGCTGCTTCTTCTTCAATTTTCTGTTTGAGAGAATCAGTTAAAAGCTTTTTCATATTCTTATAATCCATAGCTCGTTCTTCTACAACATAAGATGCAGCATCTATATATGACATATTGTTATTTGCAACAAGATGCTCAACAGCTGCTGAGAATCTCTTCTTAGTCATAATCTTTTGTTCTAATGGATTATCCGACATTAAAATGTCCTCATTAAAATACAGTCAGCATTAATTCTGCCTGCAGGTTGACTTATTTTTGTAGTTAATGAGTCCCAAACCTTTTCGATCTGTTTCTCTGTTTTATTTATAATCATAGGTAATATTTCATCAGGTTTTCTTAATGTTGCTTGACGAGATGATTTATCAAAGTTTTTAATTGATGTACCTGATATTTCAAATCCTGATACTGATGATGTTGTATATTCAATTAATTTTTTATTCTTACGATTATATACATATAGCTTATTTTTACCTGGTATCATAACTGGATTAATTGATGTAAGTTTAACATCATTGTCTTCTTCACAATATTTGAGTTTAGCAACTTGTTGATCTGAAGCTTTAACCTTTTTAGCTCTTGGAAGCTTTGTTGCTTTAAATGAAGAGCGTAGTTTTTCTAAGTCATCAAACACTTCTTCAAATTGCTTCATCATTTTTCTTTTATCTCCTTTAGAGATATGTGAATAGCCTTCAATACAATCATCGCATGTTTTTTCGTATGCGGCTTTAATATTTTCATACTCTGGTAAGAGTAACTCTTTAAACATATTAATTGCATTACCTTTTAAGCCATGTCCTTTAAATCTATTATAACAACTAAAAGTTTGTTTAAAATCTCCTTCAAACCAACCTTCAACAATAACTCTATCCCAATCGTGATAGATAGTTTCTAAAACTTTTCTTCTTGTTCTTTCAGCTGGAGTAATAACAACTACTGCTTTCTTTTCTTTTTCTTCTATTTTTTTAAGAAGTAATGCTTCTTTATAGAGTTCATCAATAAAGTCTTTACACATTTCAATTTTATCATCTTCATATTGAAATCCTCTGTAATAGAGTTTAATAATCTTATTGACTTTCATAAACTTCCAGTCTTTTAGTCTTTTAAGTACTGATATTTTCTTTTTATCATATCCCATAACATCAGCGGCAAACTGATATGTTGTTGGCATATAATCTTTAGTTTTATAAAAGTAATTATACCATTGAGCACCGTAAGTCCAAGTTGAACTTGTAAATTTAGACTCTGCTGTATAAATTGGTTCTGGTCCAAGATACTTATCGTCTAAACTTGGTCCTCTTTTCTTTTTTCTAACTGCCATATTTCTCCTTAATCATGTTTATATATCTATTATATCATAGATCTTATCAAATGTAAACGATTATTTTTAATAAAGGTGGTCAAGACTCCGCGGGTGATAAGGAGTTGCGTTGATGAGCCCTGACCTTTGATTAATTAACTCCTACTTGGAATACAAAATTTTCTGCTGCATCTTCAGCATATGATTCACTATGCATACCCATTGGTGTCATTTCTTTTAATTTATCATTAATAAATTTTTCTACACACCATACTCCGTCGTTTCTTTGACAGACTTCAGCTCTAAATTCAGCACCATTAATTGTATTCGTATGTGTTGAATAATAGTCATAGGTATATCCACGTTCGATTAAAAGATCAATCTTTTTTTCCATATCATCAAGCTTGATCATTACATCATCAAAATTATACATCGTCGTTGTTCTCCATAAATAAATAATATATTGCGCCAATAGCAAGTGCTGCCATGAAAGTGTAAATTAAAACATCCATTAGTTTCTCCTCATTTTACTAATATCTTCAGCCTCTTGCTGACTGATTACTGGTACTGCATTTGACTTATGCATTGTTGCAATACCTTTTACCAATGTCCCTGTATAGACTGGTGATTCTTTTTTTCTTGTATCAGCTTCTGGATAGTTGCCATTTTGCATGTAATCTTCCATAATTGATTTATATTGTTTTGCCTGCTCTTCTCTTAGTTTATCTAAGGTTGATTGAGTAGGTTTATATGCTTTAAACTCAGGTCTTTTCTTTTTAACTGGATTTAATGCATGATTCTTTCTTTTACGACCACAAGGTGAATACCTAAGTGATCCCATATAAAAACTTGTCGCACCCATTACTTAGGACCTCCATTATGTCCAATCATTGATTTGTTTTTTTGTGCTTCTCTCCAGGCAAGGAAATGAATTGCGACTTCTCGTGTTGAATGAGTTAGAGTACTCACTGGACTTCTTTTTATTTTTTTCATAATCTAAATATTTTTCCTAAAATGTTATCAACCTCTGGATCATTAAGATGTCCTAAAACATCATCAGTGATTTCAGTATCATAACAAAGTTCACCATGAAATAATACTGCGACTTCCCATAAACCTTTTTGATATCCATATGAGCCTCTGTGTTGTATTACGCTAGCTCCATATCCATTTGGAAATTTGTATACTTTTTGTATACCTCCGTTATGTCTATTTGTTTCGATTAAGTATTCTTTCATATGTATATTATACCATAGTTTCAGTCTAATGTAAACTGTTTTTGTGAATTATTTTTAATTATTTCTTACGTACTCATTAATAAGATCTTCGCCTTTTAGCTCTTCGCCAAGATAAACATAGTCTCCATCAGCAAATTCTCTTTTAACAAGACCTGAATAATATTGGATATCAGTTACAAACTTTCCGTCTTCAGTATCTTGTGGTCGTGTATCGTACCACATAGAATCCATTGAATGCGCATGTAAGCTCTTAATTGTTTGAGACCATTTTTCTGCTTCTAATAAAAGCTTTTGTCTTTCTACTCTATCACTGTATTGACTCACTTTGTGATCCTCCTCTTTCTGCTTTTTTAATAAGTTCTTGTAACTTAGATTCCCAAATTAATTTAAAATCTGGATCTTGAGCTCTATCACGAGCTTTTCGTAAGGCTATGGCTTTTCTTGTAATATTACTCATTAGTTCCACTCCTGGTCTAGCTTAGATGCTTCAAATGCATCCATATAAGATGTACCTTCGAGATATCGACCAATGTCTTTTTCGCTATGATACATATTTTCTTCTTTAAAACAATCAAGTCCACCTGGTGATTGCTTACCAGCTTTTTTAACTTGCTTAGTCAATCTTTGAGACTCTTTGATAGCAGCTTTTCGTGCATCAAGATTAGCAATAATATCCTGCATCTCTTTTTCTTCTTTAAATTGATTCAATTGTTTTTTTAGTTGTTCAAATGATTTACTCACAGTATTTCTCCTTCTATTAAATTTTTATCTGAAAAGCCGCCACCAAATGGAGCTGACTCTAATCTTGTTGCGCAATATTGATTGTCATATTGCATTCTTTGTTCATACTGAATATTACCTATACGAGTTTTAGCGTCTTTATCATTTTCAGCATATACATAAAACTCTGCGGTGACTAAATATCTTTCCATTACGCAGCCTCCTTGATAGCAAACCAAGCTTTAAGCTC